CCTCAGATTGTGACGACGACTGCGACGATTGCTGTTGTTGCGACTTCATCTGCCCTACTTGCCAAACCCCTAGCGGACCTTCTTTTGAAGGTGATAAAACCTCTTGTGAAGAAGGTTTCTGCCAAGGTAAAGAAAGCCCTCGGAAAAACCCCCTACCGTCCAACTGCTTCTGAGATACAGACAAATCAATATCGGGAGAAGAAGGGTTTACTTCCAAAGAATTTTGAGAAGGATCATCAGAAGAAGATGAAGAAGTCTCAGAAGAAGTAGTACTACCTAACTGGTGTGTATGATCAGGAAGTGAACCAGGTCTTGCTTGCGTTACTATAACGTCAGCACAGATAGAAGCATAAGGTGATTTTGGATGGAACATAATACCCTTTTGCTTTAAATCACCACAGTTTTTAAGACGAGCTAATTCAAAATCCAATCTTTTATTAGCAATCAATTGAGTTTGCATATCATTTTGTGCTTGTGCTGCCTCATGACATTGACGTACCATTTTTCTATTCAGTGGTATAGAAAGAGTGGCAGATAAACCTAAGTTAAAATTTTGGTTTGCCTTCATATCTGTACGCACTGGTTTTTGCCATACTTGTTGACCAGGATTATCTGGTAGACCATCAGGACCATCTACGTCTACCGTGATCTCCATAGGCACACCATCTTCCCACCATCTATCAGGTTGTCCATCTCCATCTACATCATACAGTGGATCGTTGGGATCACTTCTTACTGTTGTATTATACCAAGATTCCCAAGGATAGTTCTTTACAGTAGTGAGTGTTTCTGTGACTTTACCAGTCAAGTCCCTCATGTCATATTGAGGTTCTAAGTAAAAATCTTCCCAAGGATCCTTTCTACTATCAGCAAACTGTATGTAAGGTGTAGCATTGAACGTAGCTCCTTGACAACTAACACCATTACCATAGGTATTAGTTATATAAGGACCTTGTAATACCTGAATTGCCTGGTTGGTCACTGAGCCAGAACTATTAGCTATTGGATTGGCGGTTGCACTTACACCCCCTACACCTTGTGCATTTACAGGGGCAGTTACAACCACACTCAGAGCAGATAGACATATTGTTTTTATTGGGTAAAGGTGCTTGTTGTATCGGTTACGCTTTCTATTACTGTTGTTCTTTGAATTATTGTTTGATTCGTCAAGCCTGGTCCAGAATAACTTTGTGTAAATTGGAAAGCTTGTCCTGGATCTGATATTGTAAAATGAGCTTGGTTTGAGAGATCTAATGCATCGAAGGAACTTGTTACTGCCCCCGTGACTTCTCCTGTTCCGTCTGCTGTTGGATTCACTGTCACCGTTGAGGTGTTCACTGTTGGGTTCAGTCTTTCTCCATTGTTCGAGATGCCTGAGCCAGTCACTACGTATTCCCATCCTGTCCTATAATCAACTGAATTAATTGTCTCCGTCACATTAGACGTTGTTTCCGTATGGCTAGTCATGGAACCCTGGGTAAAATTAGGTACCACTGGGACTGCTTTTACAGCAGCACTACTACTCAATAATAGTAGTGCCATAAGGAGTTTGTTCATTATATATAACTCCTATTAGCGAATGGTAATTTCACTAACAAATTGTCCTGTAGCCGAAGTTCCAGCTCCACCAGCTGTTAGGGTCGTCACACCTGCAGAGGTAATAGTACCTGCAAGGGTTCCAGCAACACCACCAGATGACGTTAAAACTGAACCGTATGCTGGCATGTCTGCTACGACACCACTAGCTACGTCTACACCAGATCCGATAGTATTTACCGCATCTCCTGCAGTAAAACTTTCCGAGAAGCTGAAAGCCGAGCCGGCTGTGTTAATATCGTATGTACCAGCATCAATTGTTGCTGCGGCAGTAACACTAGCAGGAGCAATTAATTTACCAAAGTGATCATCCGCAGATGCTACTTTAATATTATTACCACTTACAGCATAAGTTGAACCTATTCTGGTTCCATTTGTATAAGCTGCATCAACTTGTAACTGAGTCGAAGTAGTCAGTCTATGAGTTATATCAGCATTAGCTGCTGGTGCTACCACTGCACCTGTCATCAATAGCATTACAAGAGGTAGAAACCTTTTCATACCTTGGGTATTTCTAACATAGCTTTATTTAGCAAAGTTTAATTTATATGAACTTTATGGGTATTCAATGATACAGTTGACAAAAAATCAGTTATACCCTATACTATTTTTGTTGGTTCGACGGAACTGACATGGGAGTGACTGAATTAAACTTGCTGGCAATAGGCTGGTTAAGGTGATGAGTCAGGAGTGGTATCCGCTTTCCTTCGGGATAGAACCATCCTACCAGATGGGACTCATGCAGCACAGTAAAATTACTAAGAGTAGCAATGCCCTGTGTTTGTAAGCATACTCAAACCTTACCTCCCACCCTAATATTTTGTGCTAATATATAAGAGAAATAATACGAACAACCCTTCAAAGCAATGAAAATTTTTCTTGATACTGCGGATACTGAAGCAATTAAAAAAGGATATGAAACTGGATTGGTAGATGGAATTACTACCAATCCTTCTTTAATTAAAAAGAGTGGTAGAGATCCTGAAGAAGTATATCAAGAATTAATTGACTTAGGTATTTCAGACATCAGCATGGAAGTTGTTGGTAGTAAGGAACAGATGCTTTGGGAAGGTCGCAGACTTGCTAATAAGTTTGGTAAAGACGCAACCATTAAAGTACCATGCACACCAGACGGATTGTATGTGTGTAGGCAGTTATCAAGATCATTAGTTAAAGTAAACGTAACACTTATATTCTCACCATCACAAGCAATACTTGCTGCTAAGGCAGGAGCAACATATGTTTCACCATTTGTAGGAAGAGTTGATGATAACTCATATGGTGGTTTATGTCTCATCAAAGATATTGCGAATGTGTATGCGAAACAGAATTGGAAGAGAACTGAGATATTAGCTGCTTCTATCAGAAACGTAAGAGATGTAGGTAGAGCATTTGAGTATGGTGCTAACATATGTACCATACCAACAGGAGTATTTGATAAGATGTATAAGCATGTATTAACTGATGCTGGATTAGCACAGTTTGATAAGGACTGGCAAGAAGTTCAGTCTCATGCCCATGCCTGATAAAATTGATACACAAGGACTAAGTGGTCCTGTTACAAAGGGATGTACCGATAATGTATATCCCCATGATGAGAATGGAGAACCTATTCTTCCTCGTGCTGTAATTACACCTCGTAGGATATTCACTCCAGAATATGTTAAAGAGATGAAAATACTTATTAATGAGGTATTGGATGAACGTGAATATAAAAGAAAAATGCGAATGGCATATGATGATGTAAAACCATTACCACCATCATATTTTGATACGGAACATTTTAAGCATAGTGTTGATGAACCTGAACCACCATATGAATCTTGGCAGTAATGGAAAAGCATAGTTACAAAAACCCTTCTAAGGAACAAAATTTATCACATGTAGAAGCAGGTGGTGATGATGATGGTTTTGGATTTGCTGGTGCTAAAACTATTATAGATGAGAATGGATGGAGAAAGAGAGCTCCAGTTAGTGATAGAGAGTGTATACGATTATGTTTATTCAATAGTATAGGTCTTTGTGGTGTTGATAAAGAACAGGTAAAAAGATTGTATGTAAAGTATGGAGGTAAATTAGTAATATGAAATGGATAAAAGGATATGAGGATAAACATTCTAATCCTGTATTTAAACATTGTAAGAATCCTGATAAGTGGGAAATAAAGGATAGTAGATTCATTATGTTTCGTTATGGTAAGGGTGGTGCTATTGATATTAGAATCATGGAAAATGATACTGATTTTCGACACGACATAAACATTACTATAGATGATGGTAAACTCAAAGCAATAGTATCGGAGCAAACAAAATGAGATTAGGAATTATGTGTTCTGGCAACGGAACCAACTTCGAGAACATAATTACAAATCCCGTATGCAATACAAATGAAGTTGTATTGATGATACACAATACTAAACAATGTGGTGCTGTTGCAAGAGCAGCAAAATTTG